TACTTTAGTCCAAAATAATTTACTACCTTAGACAAAAACTACAGACAGATGCTTATAAATTTTGAAGAACAGATAAACAAATTAAGAAGTGTAAGGTCAGGACAATTAAAAGAGGGATATAGATTAGACATCCCACAGATAGACCAACACTTTAGATTAAAGAAAGGGAACTTTAACGTAATACTGGGACACGCTAACGTAGGTAAGACTACTGTGATTCTATACTTAATGTTATTGTACTCTAGAAAACATAGTATAAGATGGCTAGTATTTAGCTCTGAGAATGAGCCATACTCCCTGATAAGAAAACTGGTAGAGTTTATAGAAGCAAAGCCAATTAATAAAATAGAGGATGATATTTTTGATAAGAGAGTATCTTGGATTAATGACCATTTTAAGTTCATAGAACCTAATGACCTATACACCTACAAACAAGTGCTAGAATTAGCTCAACACGTTAAGAACGCTTGGCACTATGACGGACTGCTTATAGACCCTTACAACTCTCTTATAAAAGATAAGAACGTATTAAAGGGTTTGAGTGGACACGAGTACGACTACCAAGCAACAAGCGAGATGAGAATATTCTGCAAGACTAATAACATTACCATATGGCTTAACACTCACGCAGCTACTGAGGCTTTAAGAAAGAAGCACGGACAGAACCACGAGTATGCAGAGCATCCTATACCACCAATGGCAAGTGATGTAGAAGGAGGAGGAAAGTTTGTAAACAGAGCTGATGACTTTCTAGTAATACACAGATATATACAACACCCTAGAGATTGGATGTATTCACTCATTCACGTTAGGAAAGTAAAAGACATTGATACAGGAGGTAGACCAACAAGTCTAGACGAACCAATAAGATTAAAGAGTATTATAAATAATGTAGGTTTTGAGGTAAACCACAGAAATATTATAGAGCCTTTTAATGAGAAACAAACAGAAGTGCCATTTTAAAAATAATATATGCAAATAGATTTCGGTAGTGTAGGGGTAGATATACAGATTATACCAATATACGGATTATCAGCAGGAGTGTTATATTACAATCCTAACTTAGAGCCTGACCAAGACAATGTAGACCAAGACGACTTTTACCATCAGATTACAATAATGTGTCTGTTGTTTGGTTTACATTTAACAATATGGAGGTATTAGAGATAATCTTTAAAAAGCATCAAGACTGGTGCGACATAGTAGAATCCTTTGGAGTTAATCCTGATACCTCTGAGGATATAGTGATGGAGATGTACATTAAGATAGACAGACTTGTTAAGTCAGGTACTGATATTATGTACAACGAGCAGGAGGTAAATTATTACTATGTTTATAGAACCTTGCAGACTTTGTTTTTAGACCTTAAAAGAAAAGAGAAGAAAGTAGATATAGTAGGACTTGATGACATAACCAAAGAGTTGCAACAAGATTTGCATATAGACTATCAAATACTCTATGACAAGCTCAATAAAGAAATGGAATCTTTATACTGGTATGATAGAAAAGTATTTGAACTAATAGACTCAGGAGAGAGTTTCCAATCTCTAAGCGACAAAACAAACATAAGTTATTACTCACTTTATAACACCTATAGAAAAGTAAAGAAACACCTTAAAGACTTATTCAAATGAACAGAATCACAGAACTTATAAAAAATCAGATACACCCAATTACAGGATGGGAGTATAGAAAAGAAAGAGACAAAGCAATAATGCTAAAACAACAACGGAGACGTGAAAAAAGAAAAAAATGGGACTAGGAGACTTAATAGAAAAGATTACCACCTACACAGGGATTAAGTGGCTTACTAAAAAAATACTAGGAGAGAACTGTGGGTGTGAGGAGAGAAAAGATAAACTTAACAAAATAACAATCAGTAGGAATGGAAAGTAAATTTACCAAACAAGACTACATAGACTGGACAAACTTTAGGAACAACAAAAAGAATACCTTAGCTCCTGAGGAGTTTGAAATGCTATGTCAATTACACGCAGTATATTTCAATCATAAGTACTACAAACCTTGTACTTGTAATCCTAAAGAGATTAATAGGTGGATTACACAACTGAACGAGATATACGAGAATGGACATAAATAAAGTACATAATTTAGAAAAGGCAGTAATACAGATTTTAAACCTAGATGGTTGGGACTTAGATTGGTGCGGTGGTGGCTTTGAACACTATGACGCAGTAGGAGAAACCCCTAAGGGTCATCCTTGTGTAATAGAAATGAAGTTCAGAAAAAAGTACTATGAGACCAAGATGCTAGAGAAGCTCAAATATGACAAGCTAATGGATATGCCTGCAGATATGGTCAAGATATACTTTGTGAATGACCCTAAGGCTAACTATTTATTTTGGCTTAACGAGTTAAAGCTAGATGATACCAAAGAACTTTACTGTCCTGATACTACATTATGGACTAAGAGTAGAAGCAACAAAGAAGTCTACTTACTAAGAGAAGAACAGGCAACAATAATAAATCCAAACGAATGACAGAACTAAACTATTTAAAGGCAATACTATTATCTCAGTTATTAATTGAGACAATGGACTCACTAAAAGGCAGCAAGTTTTATAAGGAGTCAGTAAAGTATAATGTAAACAGAAGTATCAAAGAGTTAGAGCAGGTATTCAATACCAACTATAATAACATCTATGACAATAACCCTGAGATGACTACTAATGTTCTAAATAAGATAGAGGACTTAGTAGACAAAATATCTAGTTCTAGTGTAGATGAGCTAGTTATGATAGATGCAGTTATTGATAAGTACCACGAGAACAAAGAGTGGTTTAAGGAACACGGACAAGCAGATTTCTTAAAGATAGATTAATGGAGACAAAACAAATTTCATACGGCAGATGGAAACACGCATACGAGGCAGGTAAAAAGACTGAGGAACACTTTAAGGAGTTAATGATTTCTAGAGGTAATAAGTGTGTAAAGAGTAGCTATAATGATGACCTCTATAAGCACATAGATTTCTATGTAAATGGTTTTGGGGTAGATGTAAAAGGTAAAAGAAGAACTCATACTATATGGCTAGAGATTGTAAATGTAAAAGGCTATCACGGATGGCTAAAAGGAGAAGCTGAATTTATTGTCTTTGATATTTTAGACCTTAGTGCTTATTGTGTTTTTAAAAGAACTGAACTACTAGCATTTGTTTCTAACATAACAGAGACTACTACAAATAGCAGAGACTATATGAAAATATACGGCAGAGATTTGTGGGAGCAAAAAGACAAACTAATCAAGTGCAGGTATGATGACATAAAACATCTAGAGGTGCAACAAATACAATACTAATGATTTATATTTTATCCACACTAGTGTCTATAATGACTATCCTAAAGACTGTAGAGACAAATAACAATCCTGACTCTATAGGAGATGGTGGTAGGTCTTATGGCATCCTACAGATACAGAGAAGCGTTTTAAATGATGTCAATAGGATTTATGGTACTAACTACTACCACGAGCAGATGTTCTCTGAGAAAGCCTCTGAGGAGGTATTTAAGCTATATCTTTGTTATGGCAAAGAAGTGTTCTTAAAAAAGCATTGTAGGTTCCCTACAGAGGAGGAGCTAGTTAGAATGTGGAATGGTGGGATTTATAAAGGCTACAAATACCGAGATACTAAAAAATATTATAACAAATACTTAAAGATTAAAAATGAGAGGTAACGCAATACACTATGAAGCTACTGGAGAGTATGATGTAATAGACATCTGCCAAGACTATCAGCTTAATTTTCAAAGAGGTTCTGCACTTAAATACATAGTAAGAGCAGGAAAGAAAGACGATGAGTTACAAGACTTATATAAGGCTAAAGATTTTATAGAAAGAGAGATAGCTTTTGTAAGAGAGAAAAGAAACCAAGAGGCTAAAGAATTTAATCCATACAATTATAATTATAAAGAAGAATAGTTGTGTAATTAAAATTATTTAATATCTTTGTTAAAAATAGACAGATGTACAAAGTAGACAGAAACTTATTAGAGCTGCAGAACAATGCAGATATGCAGATGCTTCTAGAACTTGTTATGAAGTGGACTAAGAAGTCTGAGAGTAAAGAGCTAAAGGCTTTTGAGGATGCTTTATTTAGGCAACTAAGATACATTCAAGCACTAGAGGATGAGAGGTTTTCTTTTGACAGGATTATATCTGAGTCAATAGCTGACAAGATTAGAGCAGTAGATAGAGCAAGGAAAGCTGATGAGAGAATAGAACAACTAGAGCAACAGGTTAAGAATCTAGAAATGAAAAACAAACTAGGATTATGACAGAAGAACTACTAGTAGAACTAGGATTCTATAAAAACGACTATGACTTCTATTACAACTATTCTAAAGGAGACATACTATCTTGTGATAGTGATAAGACAAGAAATGGTAAGTGGTATGTGATGTTTAACTTTCCTAACTCACAAGGTGTAGTATCAAACCCTGAAATACTTAAACAATTAATAAATAAGATAGATGAGCAAGATTAGACTATTAGACGGAAAAGAATGGGACAAACAAGAACTACTGGACAATATGATGTCAGATGAGTTCTACTATGGGTATCTAAGCAAAGCAGCTTTAAGTAGTTCAAGTGCTAAGATGCTAATAGGAAGTCCAAAGACATATACTTATGTTACTAAGTATGGTTCTCCTGAATCACAAGCACTAAGAGACGGATGGTTATTCCACACCGCTATACTAGAGCCTGAGGTATTTGACTCACAAGTATTCGTAGATGTAGAGTCTAAGAACTCTAAGGCTTATAAGTTAGCCAAAGAGAAACACGGCAAGGTATTTACTAAGAAAGAAAAGAGAGACGCTGAGAGATTAGCTGATGCCTTTTATAAGAATGAAACTGCTAAGTCCTATATCACTAACTGTGAGTTTGAAGTTCCTGCAATAGGGGAAGTAATGGGATTCCCTTTTAGAGGTAAAGCAGATATACTAGGTAAGGATAGAATCGTAGATTTAAAAAGTACTACCGACATACGAGCCTTTAAATACTCAGCTCAGAAGTATTCCTATGATATGCAATGCTACCTGTACTGTCAGTTATTTGATAAGACCTATGACCAGTTTATATTTATAGCTATGGACAAAGCAAGTCTAGACATAGGTATATACCACTGCTCAGAGGAGTTTTATTTAAGTGGAGAACAGAAAGTAAGAAACGCCATAGAAACCTATAAGACATTCTTTATAGATGGTGTAGATATAGATGGATATTATTTAGAGGGAATATTATGAAGATACTAAATTTATATGCTTGCTTAGGCGGCAACAGATACAAGTGGGATGAAGTAGCTGACATAGATGTTACAGCTGTAGAGCTTGACCCAGAGTTAGCAAGACTTTATCAAGAAAGATTCCCTAATGATAAAGTAATAGTGGCAGATGCACACCAATACTTATTAGACCATTACAAAGAGTTTGACTTTATATGGACATCTCCACCTTGTCCAACTCATAGTAGGGTTAGGCATAGTCAAAAGAATAGGGAAAGCACAAAAGATGTTTATCCTGATATGAAATTATATGAAGAAATAATTTTCTTAGATAATCATTTTGAAGGAAAGTATGTTGTTGAGAATGTTATACCATATTATGAGCCACTAATATCAGCAAAAAAAAGAGGTAGACATCTTTATTGGACTAACTTTAACTTACCTAATAATTTAAACGAAAGAA